TACATCTTGACTGCGTATCTAATTTTTGCTGGTCTGAGCGCCGCTGGTATTGACGTCAACGAGGCTTACGTTTCGCTCTTGGGTCAGTGGGGGATGCTCGTGATGACCGCATATTTCGGGGGCCGCACCGTGGAGAAAGTCATGGAGATGCGCAGGAAGGACAAAGAATGAGCCTAAGCCAAGAACAAGCCGCATTCCTTCTGGACGCCTGCAAGCTGATTCAATACGCCACAGAGCAGGGTTTTATGGTCACTGGTGGAGAGTTGGCTCGTACACCTGAGCAACAAGCTATTTATGTGCAGACTGGACGCTCCAAAACCCTTAACTCTATTCACCTCAAGCGCTGTGCTATCGACTTGAATTTCTTCAAGGATGGGCAGATAATATGGGACAAGGGCATCCTCGCTCCGCTGGGTGCTTACTGGGAAACTTTGAACCCCAAGAACCGCTGGGGTGGCAACTTTAAATCTTTGGTGGATTGTCCACATTTTGAACGAAACGTGGGGTAAATATGGCAACCGCATCGGTAATGACTTACGACTCTTTGGTCGAAAACATTCAGTCTTACCTAGACCGTACTGACACCGATACGCTTGCCAAGATTCCTCTGTTCATTATGCTGTCAGAGCAAATTATTGCCAGTCAAATTAAGTTTCTTGGCAACCTGACGGTGCAGACCTCGACCATGACGATTGGTCAACCCATCCTTGATAAGCCTGCTCGTTGGCACAAGACTGTCTCCATGAACGTCACCGTGGCGGGTCAGAAACAGCCCGTACTGCTTCGCAAGTACGAATACCTACGCGAGTACACCCCAGACGCCACAACGACTGGTGCGCCAGTTTATTACGCTGACTACGACTATACCCATTGGCTGGTGGCTCCGTCTCCTGCTTTGGCGTATGAATTTGAAATTTTGTACTACGAGCGGCTTCAACCGCTTGATTCTTCCAACCAAACGAACTGGTTCACTATCTATGCTCCGCAGGCGTTGCTGTATGGGTCTTTGTTGCAAGCTATGCCGTACATCAAAAACGATGAGCGGATGCCCATGTGGCAACAGAACTACGACCTCATTATTCAGACCTTGAAGACTGAGGATGTACAGCGCATTGGTGACCGTCAAGCAACTGTATTGGATACCTAATTATGAGTTTTAACAGTCCCTTCACAGGCAACGTCATCCAACCAACGGATGTATCGTATAGCCGAATCACCCTAACAACTGACTTACAGTTGACTTGGCCTATCAACGGCACGACTGCTGATGACGCCGCCGCTCGAATCATGGAGGTGTCAACCGCCTCTAGCGCAAACGAGTTGTGGATGCCTCCAGCAAACCAAGGTTCTGTTGGTCAGGATGCATTGATTCGCAACGTAGGCTCTGTCAGTTTATTGGTCAAAGACTACACTGGCGCAAACACTATTGTGACTGTCGCCGCAGGTGAGGCGCAGTACATCTACATAACGACCAATGCAACAACCGCAGGTACTTGGGGCATCATTGCCTACGGTATCGGCTCTTCTGGCGCAGACGCCGCAACCCTTGCTGGATACGGCTTGCTGGCAATTGGTCAGACGCTCAACCAAAGCCAACCAGTCACAACCTTTTCTTCAAGTTACACAGCGCTGACCACCGACCGTTCTAGCACCTATGTATGGACTGGTGGAGCGGGTACATTGACCCTAACAAGCGCCGCAACCCTTGGCGACAACTGGTTCATGTTCTTGCGTAATGGCGGAACTGGAGCGTTGACTGTAGCTGGCTCTGGTGGTAACACAATCAATGGCTCTGCCTCCTTGATTTTTCAGCCATCTGACTCTGCAATTATTGTGTGTAGTGGCTCCACTTTCTACACCGTTGGCTTAGGTAAATCAACTCAGTTTGCCTTCACTCAATTGACCAAGGCGGTGACCACTGGGACGGTTACGCTGACCGCAACAGAGGCTTCTAACGTCATTCAGAAATACACAGGAACCCTGAGTGGCAACGTGACCATCATTGTTCCCCAGACTGTGCAGGTCTACTACGTTCAAAACGCTACATCTGCTGGTGCGTTTACGCTGACCCTAAGCACAGGGGTTGGCGGGGCATCAACAGCTACGATTGCCGCAGGTAACCAAGCCACTCTGATTTGCGACTCTGTAAACCTATTGAACGCCAACACCGTGTTGGCTGGTTCGTCAGCCATCAGCTTGCTCAACGGTACGGTTTCTAACCCATCATTGAACTTTGCGTCTGAGCCAACAACAGGTATCTACCGCGCCGCTTCTGGTGAGTTCAACCACGCAATCCTTGGTGTGTTGCGTTCTACTCTATCGGCATCTGGATTAGCAATTGTTGGAACTGGTAACTTTACGGGTGGTGTTTCTGGCGGAGCGTTCTAATGGTCAAGAAGGTTTTTACTATCGATACGTTGCCCGGTGTCCAACGGGACGGCACGCTATTCGATATGAACTTCTACACAGACGCACTTTGGGTGCGTTTTCAACGTGGTCGCCCCAGAAAGATTGGTGGTTACCGAGCCATCACCAGTGACGCGCATGGATACTCTCGTGGTATCTATGTTAACTCTACAGACGGCAACAACCAAGTTTTTAATGGCTACAACGACGGTCTTGAAGTCTTAAACATTGACAACACAGGCGTTGGTTCTGGCGTAAATCAATTTACGTTTACGGGTTTGATTTTAACGCTCAACACCTTGGTTGGCGGGACGGTGTATACCAACGGCACTTACACAAACGTGACGCTCACGGGTGGCTCTGGCTCTGGAGCCAAGGCAACAATTGTGGTGTCTGGTGCAACCGTGACATCGGTGACGCTCACTAAAGCTGGAAACGGTTATGCAATTGGCGACACCTTGAGCGCGACAGCGGCAAGTATTGGTGGGACAGGTAGCGGGTTTTCAATCAAGGTTGCAACCATCAACGACGGATTCACGGAAAGTGACTTGAACCTGTGGCAGTTTGATTCCACGTTTGACGCTCAGGGTTCTGGCAATCAGTTGCTGTTAGCGCACCCCGGTCAGAACTTAGCCCAGATTGACCAAACAACCGTAACTCCTGTTTTGGCTGGCAATATCAATGGAACGGTTTTGTCTCCACTTACAGATACCTCTGGAACAACCCCAACAGGGGACATCATTGAGGTTGCGGGTGGTGTGGTAGTGCTTCACCCATACGTCTTTGTCTATGGCGATAACGGTCAAATCAAGAATTGCGTTGCAGGAAATCCATACGATTGGAACGGGGCAGACGCCAACGAGACCAATGTAGCTTCTACAAAGATTGTCAAAGGTCTTCCAGTGCGAGGCGGTTCAAACGCTCCTTCTGGTTTGTTTTGGTCTTTGGACTCTTTGATTCGCGTCAGCTACACACCTACCACCGTGACGGTTGCAGGCTCTCCACAGACGTTCTATTGGCGCTATGACATCATCTCTAGTCAGTCGTCCATCATGTCAAGCCAGTGCGTCATTGAGTACGACGGCATTTACTATTGGATTGGCGTTGACCGTTTCTTGCTGTACAACGGTGTGGTTAAGGAAATAAAGAATACGTTTAATCAGAATTACTTTTTTGACAACTTGAACTACGCTCAACAGCAAAAGGTGTTTGCCAACAAGGTTCCTCGCTTTGGAGAAATCTGGTGGTTCTTCCCCTCTGGAGACAGCGAAGAGTGCAACGACTGCATCATCTACAACATCCGCGAAGACTGTTGGTATGACGCTGGTGGTGCTTTGGGTGCGTACCGAACTGCTGGATTCTTTTCGCAAGTATTTCATTACCCCATTAACGCTGGTGCAACATTGAGTGAGTTGACTGAGGTTTTTTCAACAACCGCAACCACGGTAAATGCAAGCGCCAACATTGAGATTCCAAGCACCAATTTAATTCTTTTGGGACAGCAAGTAATTGGTGCAGGCATTACCGACATCTCTGTTGTGATTGCAATTGCCCCAAGCGCAACCACTAATTACTTCACCGTTACGCTAGATAAGCCTGCAACGGCGTCTGCAACAGTCCCTGTGACGTTCAATACGACGGCAGGCAGGATTACCCTCTGGCAACACGAAATTGGTACAGACGAAGTTATTTTTGAGTCTGCTAACGCAATTGACAGTTATTTTGAAACCAGCGACTTAGGTTTTGTAGCGGGAGGCCCTGCCCAGACTGCACCAGTTGGCGAGAACTTCTGGGTCAACTTAGAGCGCGTAGAGCCTGACTTTGTCCAAGAAGGTACGATGACATTTTTGGTAACTGGTCGTCCATATGCTCAGTCTGCTGATGTTGCTTCTCAAGAGTATGAGTTTGAGCCAGATACAGGAAAGATTGATATGCGCCAGCAAAGGCGCGAGATTCGCTTGCGTTTTAGAAGCAACGTGAGCGGTGGGAATTACCAAATGGGCAAGGTGTTGTTGAGCGTAACGCTTGGCGACGTCAGACCATACGGAAGCTAGTATGGCGATTGCGCTTGTATACGACCCTCGGTATCACACATGGAACTCTTGGTCGAGTCTTATGGTCGAGGCGTATGCGGCGCAACAGCTATCAATGAACACCCCCGAAGAGGGGTGGAAAGAGTGGGCGGCTGGATTAAAAGCCATCGACATCTTTGTAAACGAGGGCATCCCCGGCCCTTATATATATGAGAACTGGCAAGACTGGGCGCAAGCACTAGTCGGAGCAGTCAATCAATCTACTGAGGAAACGGCAACATGAACTTCATTGATATTTTTAACTATGTAGCAAAGGTCGCCAGACCTGCGCACAGCAAGGAAGCTGTCGCCAGCGCGATGGAAGACAAGTTTGTAGACGTTGGTTTGGACAGCCTTGACGGGTTAGTCATGCTGATGTACTTCGATGAAATATACGGTATCGCTGACGCAGATAGCAAGGAGTGGACGCCTACGTCTGTGCAAGAACTCCATGACCTAATAATGGCGCACAAAACAAAAGAACCAGCGTCTATGGAAGAAATCAAGGAGGCGTGCAAATGATTTACCTCACGCACTACCGCACAGCTTCCACTGAGAACGTCGAACTCTTTGATGACATCATCTACCCACAGAAGGTGAACTGGTTTCCAGACACCTACAACCGAACCAAAATGGGTCTGGTCTATGTCCCCCACAAGCTGGCGGAGAAAGTCCTTGACCCTGAGTTGATTACCTATCTGCGGGAAAACCCCGTGGGCAAGACAGCATTCATTCTTGCAGGTGGCAACGCACACTTTGCTGGCATCGGGCAGAGGGAGTACAACTCCCGTTTGACCTATACCTACAAGTTCCTGCCATTCACGTTGACGCAGGTCTATGCGGGTCGTATCGCTCAGTCTTTTGGTGAGATGGACATGGTCACCACCGATGCCAGCGCCTGCGCTTCAAGCCTTAAAGTAATGATGGATGTGCAAAATCTTATCCAGTTTTACAGCTTTGACCGTGTGATTGTGTTGACAGTTGAGGACGGTGTATCAAACGCTGTTCTAGAGTTCTTTGGTGACTCCAAGGCGGTACTTACTGAAAAGCAAGAAAAGGAAGGCATAAAGCCATCCGCTTTCGATTCGACCAACTTTGGCTTTCGGATTGGTCAGGGCGCGGCTCTAGCGGTATTTGAGTCTCGCGACGCTGTAGCCCAACAACAAATTAAACCCCATGCCCGTCTGGTAGGGGCTTACAGCGCTTCTGAGCGCTCTACAAACGCAATTGGGCAGTGTGAGGATGGCGAGGGATTTATTAAAGCTATGGATGGGGCAATGCACTATGGCAATGTTACCCCTGATGAGATTAAAATAGTAAAAACCCACGGCACTGGAACTGCGTCCAACAACAAGGCTGAAAAGAACGCCTTGAACCAAACGCTAAAAGCATTTGTTGCAACCTCGTATAAACAAAAAATTGGTCATACGATGGGTAGCAGTGGAC